GATTTACAAACCATCCACTCACAGTTAGTAGGCTTATGTCCTTTAAGAACCATTAAGTCTTCATAATCTTCTGTTTCTAAGTCTGATCTTCTTATATTATACATGAATACTCTACCCATTTCAAAGTCTAGTATCCATAGAAAGTTTCTAGAGTCGCTGTTGTGTATAGCATTTTCTCTTTCTTCGTCTTGCATTTCATGCCATTTCTTAACTGAATCACTCATCGTAGTATTTATTAGTTGTTACATCTAGTTTATTAGCTATGTGACGGCCGACCAGTCTCATGAGATAACTATGAGCTTCGTTTATTGTATTGCCCTCACTGGTTTCTGGTAAGAACTGGCCGATCTGCCAATCACATTGCTTGTAAATTTCATCTATTATATCTGTAGCTATTTCTTGTGCTACTACATCCATTTGTTTTATCTTTGCCATATTATTATCTTAAGCATGTTCCGTAACCTCGTCTAGCGCCAAGCTTTCTTACACGTTTCGCCTGACTTTTTGGCATGATTTGAATAGTATTGCCGGTTTTATGGTATGTGATTGCCACACAGCCATATGGTTCAGTGGTCGAACAGTCGACGCAAGAGGTATAACCTAGTGCGAGGCGCTGCGGAGGTATTATATTTTTACATTTACATTTTGTCATCGTATATATTATCCGAATTACTTCGTATTTGTATTGTAATTTCTAAGATAGTATTCTAACATATAGTTCATTCTTGCAAGCTGAGACCATATTAAAGCTCTCGCTGTGCCTACATATTCGTTAGTTTTTAAACCATTTTCAGTTAAGAAAGTAGTTCTTCTGTTCTGCTTGTATTGTTTGTTTAGTTGATATGGTGAGTAAGTACCGTTCTGTTTTCTTACTGTACCACTTTTAAAGCAAGCTAATCTAAGATTACCGTTGTAGTATCTTGGGTGTGATGGAACAGGAAATTCAAATTCTCTTGTACCATTTAACGCTTGTCTTTGCGTAGTTACTTCTTTAATATTATACTTAAGGAGCAATTGTCTTGCAAAAGCATTTTCTAACGCTTCTTGTTCTTGTTGCCAAGTTTGTTTATTTCTCATAGTTATTTAATTTAATTTAGTTGCGGAAGGTGGATTCGAACCACCGACCTCAAGGTTATGAGCCTTGCGAGCTGACCAGACTGCTCTATTCCGCCGTATATTCTTTGCGCCATGACATATCATCGCCATGTGGTGCATATTTATTCCAGTGATCTACTACTTTGTTAGTCCAACCACCATATTCTTTGTCAACTGCTTCATTAATTAGCTCTAGTTGTCGTCTACCTGACTCGTAAGATCTATTGTCATCACTCATACAGTAAGTAAAGTCATGTTGCTTGATCATTTCGAAAGCAGGTAAGTCGTCGTAGTATATTTTTTTATGCATAAGTTCTATTATTTATTATTGTAAAAGCAGGGTAACTTCTGTATTTCTTGTCCGCACTGTCATAATATCTAGTGTTTGGAGCAAATTCTAGCACTTCGATGTCACCATTAGCATATTTTAGTATAGCGTTTTGTGGTTGGCCGAGTTGATTGTAGTTTGTTAATTTTAGTTTATTCATATCATTTATTTGTATTATTATCCAAATATCTTCGTATTTAAATTGTAATTTCTATTAAATTTATCATACCATTCATCTTCTACTAGCATTATTTCTTGTCTAGTTAGCTTAATTATCTTCTTACTCTTGTATTTTCTAGGCATAGTAGTAATCAGTATATTCTTCAACAGTTACATATTTTTCTAACTCGTTAGAGTATATCATACCATCTATTACATGCTCGTCATTAAATGACCACACTTTTTCGTGTTTAAATTTTCTCATAGTTTATTAGTTGATTTATAGAACTCTATTCTGTCAAGAACATCTTGTCTAGTTATTTTCTTTTCCATTTGTAATAGTATATCGCTTGACATATCTATTTCTTTACCGTTTTCACACGTCAATATCCACTGCATAATTATATAGTTACGCCGTTAAACAGTATTTGATACCACATGAATACTATTCCTGTTATCGCTAGTGGCATTAAGAAACCGAAAGCGATGCCTTCAAATATTAAGTCAATAACTGACTTACCTTTTACATAGTTGTACACTTTATTGTACGTGAATTTAATTTTACTCATAGTTATTATATTTATTTAGTTATATTCGTTATATATTGCTAGAACTTCTCTTTGTTCTGCTTTAGTTAGTTGAAAAACATTCTTGTTAGGAAATAGTTTTCGTGAAATCATTATTAGTTGAGTTTGATTGTACATTATTATTATATTTATTAGTTAGTTTACCTTCTTCTGTGAAGTGACCGTACAGAATACCATTTACTCTGTACTCGTTAGTTATTTTATTCATAGTTGACATGAGTAGATTCGAACTACTTAGTGATACGTACCAATTTGGTCACACCGTTTTACACACTATACCGTAATGTCAGTTACTTGCTCAACTTTATTTATACTCGAGAGAACACAGCTCGACGCCGAGTGAGATGTAAAGAATTAGTTATTATACTAACTCTTTATCTCTAAGTACTAATGGAATATTATTAGTAGCAGTGTAGCTTTTGTATTTAGACCAGCAAGCTAAGTTGGTTAGTGTATCTTTCATTATTGAAAATACTTTGTCGTGATTGTAAGTTATCTTGTCACCTTTTTTGTTAGTGAATTCGAATGTTACATTTTTTCCGATTAGTGATTGTCTTACGACAAATCTTTTAGTAGTTAAGTTACTCATAGTTTAAAATTTAATTGTTATTATTATTATTATTTAGTTACATTTATATTATCCATATTGAGTCGTATTTACATTGTATAAAAGTATATGTTTTATTTAGTAAATGTTTTAGTGTTTCTATTATACCACACTCTCTCTCTATTTCTAATTTAGTTTGTTTCATATTACATATATATTATCCAACTACACTCGTATTAACTATGTATATATTAATATATAGTTATACAAAGGCTATACGTGGTGAAGCGGATAATATAACTGTACTGCATGGGTGAAATGCTATACACCGAGCGGCCTAGTATAACATGTGAAATATGTAGGCGAAACATAGTTAGTAATAAATGCTATACACAGATGCGCATCGGTATGTATGGGGTATGAACGCGGTGATATCCGGCAAGGTGGGGCTGGGTAAATATAATTGACTTTCCTTTTATTGTAAAGGTGAAGAGGGGTAGGGGCTACCCTATACCTCAAAATATCTTATATTTTTTTTGTGACAGTAGCTATATAGAGTATACTAGTAATAGGCAAGTGTCACCTTTTTAAATTTCTACTTAACTATGTGATTATTCCTGTATGGCAATAGCAAATTCACAAGGGCTCAGTCCCGCAGCATTAAGAAGAAAGAGAGCAAGGGACAAGGCAGCGGCTATGACGCCTGCTAGACGTAGGAAGAAAGCTGAGAACCAAAGGATAGGTCAGAGAAGTGATTCTGATTTACACCATACACCAAGTGGAACTGTTCGTAGAACATCTATTGCTTATAACCGAGCAACTCACGATAGAGGTGAGGTTGCATAACTAATTTTTTAACCTAAATACCAAAATTATGACGTATTTTTATTACAAGACTAGCAGTATGCCTAGTCAATCCAAAGTTAATGATGAAACCATTGCAGCGTGGAAGCACCTTGCAGAGAAGAAAAACTGGCGTATAGTCCAGTTACCTAATGGTTACTATCAAACCGAATACAAAGACATCGATTGTCCTTGTGATCCTGAAAAAGATGATTGCTGTGAAAAATGGTATGACGTCACTAGACGTGAAACAATAGAAGGTGCTGAACAAGCAGTTGACGGTAGTGTAGATCACTACAGTAAAAAACTAGAGTTTGTGAAAGGACCTAAAGTTGTTAAAACATTTAAATAATAACAAAAATATAATCAAATGGAATTTAATCAACCTAGTCAGATTGTCAAGGACTTAAACTTTGGCAATGATGCTAAGAGTAAAGTTATTGATGGTGTAGAAAAGCTTGCAAAAGCAGTAAAATCTACCCTCGGCGCTTCAGGTAAGTGTGTTATATATGAAGATGAAATGGGAAGACCAGTAATTACAAAAGATGGTGTTACCGTAGCTGATTCAGTTATATTAAGAGATCCTGTAGAAAATATAGGAGCTACATTAATCAAAGAAGCATCGAAAAATACAGTGAAAGAAGCAGGTGACGGTACTACTACAGCTATCGTCCTTGCTGAATCGCTAATAAAAACAGTGAATGACCCGCAATATGAGGGTGAATCAATAAGAGATATTAAAAATGGAATCAAATCTTGTAGTGAAAAGGTTAATAAGTACCTTTCTAAACACTCCAAAGCAGTATCTGGTGCTACTCTTAGCCATGTTTCAGCGATAAGCTGTAATAATGACAAAGAATTAGGTGCTATTATTGCTGATGCCTACACAAAAGTAGGTAAAGATGGTGTAGTTTTGATGGAAGAGAGCGAAACAGCTGATACTTACGCTGAAATAGTCGAAGGTGTACAGTTAAAATGCAAGCTTACATCACCACATTGGGTAACAGATAAGGATAGACAGACAGCAGTGCTTGAAAGTCCATACATTTTATGTGTAGCTTCTGAAATACCTAACATTAGAAAGATACAGTCGGTACTAGAACATGTAATTAAGCAGAATAGATCACTATTAATAGTGGCAGAAGTGTCACAGCAGGTAAAATCTGCGTTATTAATGAATAAAGTCAAGGGTAATATCAAGGTTAACATCATTGATCCACCTGGTTTTGGCCCTACAAAACGTGATTCTATTGAAGATTTAGCACTTTTAACCGGATCTAAGGTAATTGACGAAGAATTAGGAGATGACTTAGAGTTAATCCGGCCAGATTGTTTAGGTGAAGTAGTAAAATCTGTGACAGATAGCAGAACTACAGTCCTAACGACTGGCTTATTAAACGAAGATGTCAAAGAAAGAATAAAAGACATCAACGACAAGATAGATAAAGAAAAACAATCTTATATAAAGAAGAGACTGAAGGATAGATTAGCTATTTTATCAGGATCTGTAGGTATTATAAGAGTTGGTGGTAACTCGAAGATAGAGTTAAAAGAAAGAAAAGATAGAGTTGAAGACGCTATATACGCTGTTAAAGCTGCTTTACAAGAAGGTATTGTACCTGGCGGTGGAGTTGCATTAAAAAACGCAGCTGATAATATAAAACCTGAAAACAATGGCGAAAGAGTACTTATAGATGCTATTACGTCACCTTATTTTACAATACTAGAAAATGCAGGCATAGAAGACTGTGGCTGTCATGATGAAGGTATTGGTATTGATGTTATAACAGGTGAAAAAGTAAACATGATCAAGTCTGGTATCGTAGATCCGGTTTTGGTTACAAAAACGGCGCTAAAAAATGCAGTTAGTGTTGTTTCTACAGTAATTTCTGCAGATTGTGTAATTTCTAATATAAGAGTTGAAAATGCAAGCAGTTAATTATTATATAGTAGTTGAGAAAATAAAAGAAGCACCAACAAAAATTGGTGGCTTAGAACTCACAGATGAAATAACAGATAATAGATACAATAAAGGTAAAGCTATATCTGTAGGTAATTTAGTACAGGGTGTTAAAAGTGATGACATTATCTATTACGACAGACATGCTGGTAATTCTATGCAAAAAGATGATAAAAGTTACCAAATAATAACAGTAAAAGACGTGGTACTGATTGACTAATGCGGTTAACAGCGTCAGATTTAAGAGAAATTCAATTATTTAAGTATTACAGGCTCGTTAGAAAATGGGCTTGTAAAACTTATGACTTAACTGATGCTGATTTAGAACTTTTAGTCTATTTAGATTGCAAATCGCGATTTACACGTAATAATTTTATAGATGGCTCTTACACAATGTCATGGGATAAAAACCGATGGGAGCGATTACGCCGTGAAGGTTGGATCGAAGTGTGGAGACATCGAAACAGAACTACAATCAAATATAGTATATACAAAACCTCATTTAAATGCAGTCAACTTATATCCCGTATATACAGAATCTTACTAGGGGAGGAGGATCTTCCAACATCAGAACGAAACATTTTTTTTAACAACCGGTCATATACTGATAAAGTTTATAATAAAGCTATTGATGATATGATTAAGGACAAAGACAGATAATCATGGGAAAACCAGGACCAAAAGCAATTAATATTTTTCAAAAACTAAAACTAGGTAACAACTCTGTGAAGTCAATGCCTAAGTACAGTACATCACCCGTTAAAAAAGCTTTAAAAGGCAATCAAGACGAATTACCAATGGAATTACAAGCTGCTATTAAAGCTGCACCAGGTAAGAAGTACAAGTCACACGCTAAGCAACAAAAGCTAGTAACTGCAAAAGAAAAAGCAGGTGGTTCTTTTGACAAGCCAGTTGGTACTCCAGCAGGTGCTGAAAAAAGAAAAGCTATAATAGCTAAAGTAAAAAAAGAAGGTGAAGCTAAAATAAGTGCTTCTGCTAAGAAACTTAAAACACCATCTCCTAATAAAATTTTAGGTGCAGTGGCTGGAGCGTTAGGTAAAGCAGTTATAAGCAAAGTAGCAAAAAAAGCAGTAGGTAAAAAGTACAAGAGCCATGCTAAGAAGAAAAAATCAATGGCGTACAAGTTTAAAAGCGATGCTCAAAGAAAAGCGGCTTACGCTAGCGGTTATAAAGGAAAATAGTGGGCTTTAAAATGAAAGGTGCGAATTTTTATAATTCGGATCAAGAAGATACTAATGAAGTTATTAGCTCATTAGATATTATACAAAAAGATTTAGACGAAGGTGTTATGGCCGAAGCGAATCTAGATGGATCAACATACGTAAGTAAAGATGTAGATTTAAATTCGCGTGAAGGTAAAGAAGCCATCGCTCATGAGCAAATACATCACGACCAGATGCAAGGTGGTGATATGTCTTATGACGATGAGTTTGTTTATTGGAAAGGTACTATATACCCAAGAAAAACTATGAACGAAGGATCAAAAGACCTACCATGGGAAAAAGAAGCCTATGAAAAAGAAGGTGATATGTATGATCGAATGTTCACAAACAAATAATTATGCCAGGACTATACGACAAAATAAGAAAAAGTAAAAAGAAAAACTTAGAGCAAGAGTATTTAAACTCTGTTGCTAAGTTTAAAAATGTAAATTCACAATCGGCTTATGGTGGTGGTGAAGCTTTAGCTGATCCCGCTGCTGCAGTAGAAGGTGGTCAAAAAATAAAAGAATCATCTGAGCCAGAAAAAAAGTGTATAGACGGTAAAAACCCTAATACTGGTGAAGATTGTACTGATCCAATAAAAGATGTTACAGAGTCAAGAGATGATATTAATCAAGATCTTGGAGATGAAGAAGGTGGCGGGTTGTTTGGTAAAGTAAAAGGTGGTAGCAAAGTTGGTAACTTTTTAAGAGGTATAGTTGGTAAAAAAAGCTATGAATTAATGGATGCTGCTCCTTTTAAACAAACAGATCCACCAAGTGGCACTGTATCTATAAATAACGAGCTGTATGATTTAGATTACGATGAATCAACAGATGGTACAGGTGATACTTGTCCTCCTGGTTATACAATGAATGCTGACTTGCAATGTGTTCAAGATTCACCAGAAGCTGACGAAGAAAAAGATAATGCTTTTAAAAGTAAGTGTTATAACGAAGATGGTTCAAGAAAACGTGGTGTTCCAGGTTGTTCTTGGGCAGATGAAAATATAGCTGATTCAATACCAGGTGATGATGGTGACGATAGTAATTTAGATTTAGATCCTAGAAAGAAAAAAGAAGAAAAACCAGGTGAAACGTCAAATAACATGGCTTTTGGTAGTCAACTACTAAACAACTGGGGTCAAAACTTATTAGAAGGTAGACAAGAGAGACGTGATAAAAAAGATATTAAAAACGATAAAAGAAGTTTTACTAAAAACGAACAAAAGTTATTTAACGAAGCAAGAAAATCATTAAGAAAAGCTGGTAACTTACCTGGCAGAGGAGATGGTTCTGCTAGAACAGAAGCTATTTATAATGAAATGAATAGATTAAATACACTAGATAAAGATGGTCAAGGAAATGTTGTTAAAGAGGGTGAGGATAATAGAAATATTAAAAGAGACTTTGGTGGTCAAGGTTTTGATGTTGGTGGTGGTAAAATGAATATTAGTGAAATAGCTAGAGATATTAGAACTGGTAGATTATCTTATGATAGTGATGATATACAGAACTTACCTTATGAAGTAAAAGAAAAACTTAGAGATTTATCTGATAATCAAGGTAGATCAGGGGAAAATCAATATAGTGATAAAAAGATTATAGAAACTCCTGAAACTGGTACTGGTAGTTTAGATGCTGATATACCTGAAGCAATTAGAAATCAAGGTAAAGAAGCTATTAAAAAATATCTTGACGAGCAAAAGAAAGGAGCTAACAACTCAAAAATGTTTATGCCAAAAGATGGAGTGTTGAAAAAAGGATTTAAATTAGGTAGAGGTAAACTAAATAGACCAGGGTATTAAAATGAGTGGTGTACTAGCAAAGTTGTTTGGTAAAGCTGGAGGAAGTGTTGTAGATAAACTTGCTGGAGTTGCTGATAGATTTATAAGAACTAAAGATGAAAAAGCAGCGTTTGAGAAAGAGATGACTCAAATAATGATAGATGCCGAAGCTGCAATGCAAAAAAATGTAACCGACAGGTGGAAAGCTGATTTAGAGCACGGAAACTGGTTAACGCGTTCAGTTCGTCCTCTCGTTCTTATATTCCTTATAGTGGCGACCGTGCTCATGGTATTTATAGATAGTGGTTCTATAAACTTTAACGTTGAGGAAAAGTGGACAGATTTACTTCAGCTTGTCCTTATGACCACAATTGGGGCCTATTTCGGAGGTCGAAGTGTTGAAAAATATAAAAAGAATAAATAATGCCTAGAATACAGAATTTACCAAACGATGCGAGTATATCAGCTAACGACAAGTTGCTAGGAACTGATGTCGATGGAACAACAAAAAACTACTTGATAAGTGATGTTACTACTTTTGTAGCTAACAACATGACTACACAATATAAGCACCATCAAAATAATGCGGCGACCACTTGGACGATAACGCATAATTTAGATTTAGAAGATTATTTACCATGTGTGTCTATTAAGTTATCAGGTGGTGGATCTTTTGCAAACATCCAAGCAATGGGTGTTGTGACTTATGTAAATAAAAATCAATTAACAATTTCATTAGCAAATGCTGCTAGTGGATATGCGTACATTAAAAAATAACAAAAACCGCGAGTAGTCTCGCACTTAAACATTAAACAACAAAATTATGGCAATACCTATTTTAAATCACATGGATTTCCAAAAGTCAGCGGAAATCAGAAACGTGAGGCTACACAACCAAGCGGCGAGTGGAGTCACATCACCTGGAGTCGGACAGATAATATACGACAGTGGAACGTTAAAGTTCTATAGTGGAGAAACTAGTGCTTGGGTTGCACTTGGAACCGGAACTGGTTCTGGTACTGTAACCTCAGTAGCAATATCTGGTACCGATGGTATACAGGTTGATTCTGGTTCACCAATTACATCAAATGGTACTATAACATTAGGGTTAAACGCAATAGCTAATAGCAAACTAGCAAACTCTACTGTATCTTACGGTGGTATTAGTTTGTCACTAGGAGGTTCTGACGCTACACCAGCGTTTGATCTTGCAGATGCTACAAACTATCCTACTTCATCATTAACAGGAACAATTAGTAATTCACAACTTGCTGGTTCAATAGCAAACGCTAAATTAGCTAATTCATCAGTTTCATATGGTGGTGTTAGTTTATCATTAGGCGGTAGTGATGCAACTCCTGCTTTTGATCTTGCAGACGCAACTAATTACCCAACATCATCATTAACTGGTACTATTTCAAACTCACAATTAGCAGGATCAATTGCTAATGGTAAACTTGCTAATAGCTCGATAACTATTAATGGTTCAGCTGTTTCATTAGGTGGTTCGGTAAATACGTTACAACTTGGTACAACAGGTTCTACTGCTCTTGCAGGTAACACAGAGGTTGATAATATGTCAGCCGCGAAGTTTAAAACAAAACTAGAAGCTGCTTTTGCAGGTAACGCTGTTAATATTGGTACAAACGCTGATTCAGTAACAGTACCTGGTAATTTTACAGTTGCTGGTACTACTACTTACAAAGATGAAACAATTCAAATTGTTGAAGATAACACTTTAGCATTTAGAGCTGGTGATGGTAATAATCATGAAATAAAACTTACCGCTGCTGATGCATCATCTGATAAAACAATAACATTACCAAACTTATCTGGTCATGTGCCTCTTATGGCTTCAGCTGTAGGTGGAACAATATCTGCATCACCTACTGAAATAAATCAGTTAGATGGTGTAAGTGTTGGTGGTACTGGTTCAGGTGATATCGCAACTATTGACGGTACTCAAACACTTAGCAATAAAACACTAACTACAACTCAAATTACTGAAATATCTAACTTAACCGCTACTGAAGGTGCTCAGTTAGAAAATATTAACTCAGTAACAATTAGTAACGCACAATGGGGTTATTTAGGTGCTGCTACCGCTTTTGGTGGTAGTTTACTGGATGACGCTGATGCTGCTGCTGGTAGATCAACATTAGGTGTTGATGCCGCTGGTACTGATAACTCAACTAACGTAACATTAGTAACTACATCACACGATTACTTATCAATATCTGGTCAAGCAATAACTTTAGCCGCTATTGATCTTACAGCTGATGTAACTGGTGACTTACCAATATCTGAAGGTGGTACTGGTCAATCTACTGCTTCCGCAGCGTTTGGCGCTTTAAAACAAGCTGCTACAACTTCAGCAACTGGTGTTGTTGAACTTGCTACGGCTTCTGAAGTTAAAGCTGGTTCAGGTGCTGGTAAAGTTGTAGATGCAACACAAGTAGGTGCTAGATCAAAAGTTGCAACAATAGATGTTTCTAATGCAACATTTGCTTCAAACCTATATGCTGAAATTCAGCATGATCTTGCAACTGAAGATGTAATTGTCCAACTGTTTGATTCAAGTACAAAAGAAACTGTTTATGCTGATATTGCTAGAACAGATAAATCTAACTCTGCATCAACAAGTAAAATTAAGGTTACTTTTGCTGCAGCGCCAAGCAACGATATTGAAGTTATTATAACTTCTACAGCGGGTGCAGGTGCTGGAACAGTAGTTTACTCTTAATAAATAATTAAAATATAGGCGGTGCGTAAGCACCGTCTTTATTAATTTAATCATAATAATATGGCTATATTTCATCATATAATACAACCTTCTGTTACGGTTACTCATTCAAGTAATACTCACACAGTAGATTTAGACAAACCAGGTAATAATTATTTAGTGTCAATTAATAGTGGCGCTGCCAATGTTATTGCTTTTAGTAATCTAGATGCTTCAAGGGTTGGTAAATCTGGTAATATTATTCTTCAAAACCCAGCAAACGTAAGTAATACAACTATAGCTATGGATCCAGGCGACGCCTATACTCCAGGTGGAAGTACTATAAACTTTAACTTAACAGCATCCGCTACAGCTATAATATCATATTATGTTTACGCATCGAATAAGATACTTTTAAACTATGTAGGTAAGTTTCAATTATTACCTCAACCTTAATATAATAGCATGAGGTGGTTGTGGAATAGAATAGATTTCTGGAATACTACTACTACGTTTAACACGAGTAGGAGTACTAATAGGTTGACTAGCACGTCTAGATCGACCAATACTACATTTAGTACTAGTAGAACGACTACATTTTCTACATCTAAACCAACTAGCACTGTAGTACAAACAGCTAGAAATACTACAACTGTATATAATACTACTAGAACAACTAACACCACAATATCAACCTCAAAGTCAACTACGACACAATACAATACTACTAGAAATACAACAGTATCAACTGATAGGCTGACTAGTACTGTAGTTAGCACGAGTAGATCAACTAATACCACATATGGTACTAGTAAATCTACAACTACAGCTTACAACACTACAAAATCAACAGTAACAGCTTATAACACATCAACTGTAACTAGTTTTGGTACAACAGTACCTACAAGTATAAACACATCGACTGTTTATAACACAACTAGATCAACATTAACTACATTTTCAACAAGTAGATCCACCCAAACAACATATGCAACGAGTAGAAACACTACATATTCAACAAGTAGAATAACTACTAGAACTATAGGTACGAGTAGAACTACTCAAACTGTATATAACACTGTTGTATCAACAAGTAGAATAACTAACACAATAACTATAACTGCGTTTAATACATCGTTCGTTACAGCTTATAATACTTCTACGTCAACATTAACGAGTAGAACTACTACAGTTAGCACTAGTAGACTAACTAGTACTGTCGTGAGCACGTCTAGGACAACTTCTAAGGCAACATCTACTGTTTACAATACTAGTACAACAACATCTAAAAGTACTGCAAGAGACACTACTACAGTTTACAATACAACGTTTAGTACTTTTGTTAGAAACACTATTAATACGTTAATAACGGCTTACAACACAACAACAGCCACTACAACTACATTTAATACGACAAGATCGACACTTACGTCGTTTAATACTACTTATGCTACTAGCAGAAACACAACAGAAAGTAGAAACACAACAACAACGTATACAACTTCTACAGTTTTTAATACCAGTACAGTTACTCAAACAAGTAGAGTAACAACTTACGGTACGTCAAGATCTACAACAACAACATTTGCTACATCTAGAAATACAACTGAAAGTAGAAATACTGTTACAGTATATACAACTAATACAGTTTATAATACAACAACTTCTACAACAACTACGTTTAACACAACAACGTTAACGTCGTTTAATACTATAACTACTTTTTCAACAAGTAAGAATACAGCTACATCTAGAGCAACTACTGTTTCAACTAGTAGATCAACTCAAACAACTTACGGTACGTCAAGAATTACTACCACAAGTAGGGCAACTACAACTATTTATATAACTAATACAGTTTATAATACAACTACGTTGACTACTTTTAATACTACAACTACTTTTGCTACGACTAGAGGCACTGCCACTACTTACGCTACTAGTAGAAGCACGGTAACTATATACTCAACTAGTAGAAATACAACTGAAAGTAGATCAACAACAACATCTAGATCTACTCTCACGGTATATAATACTAGTACAACTACTACTTTTAATACACATTATAACACTAGTACAACAACTGTATTTACGACAAGCACTGTGGTTAGTACAACTAGATCAACATTAACAGCTAGATCTACAAACACAATATATACAACAAGTACTACGTACCTTACAACTAGATATACTGAGTTTAATACTAGTTACAATACTGTTAAATCAACAAGTAGAGGAACTGCAACATCTAGAAGTACTGCTACATCTAGGTCAACAACAACTGCTTACACAACTGTATTTAATACTAGTAGAAACACTGGTGAAAGTAGAAACACAACTACTACATACAATACGTCTAAAAACACTGGCGAAAGTAGAAGTACTACGACTATATACGGAACAGCTACAACTACTACATTTAATACAACATTTGGTACATCTAGAGGTACTAGTCATGGAACAGCTACAGCTACAACTACTACGTTTAGTACTAAATATAATACATCTAGAACTACTACATTTAACACTAGTACAACAACAACAACAACGTACAGTAGTTCATTTAATACATCATTTAACACTAGTAGAAATACGTTAACAGCTAGATCTACAACAACAACTCATACTTACGGTACTTCAAGAAATACAACTACTCATTACAATACCACTCAAGTATTACCAAGTAGAGGAAGAACGAACTCTACTGCGTTCCCATCATCAAACTGTAATAACAGTACGTTCGTAACAATATACATATTGAAAAACAACTCAAGCTCTAGTGCAACCGTTGAAGTTAATGATAACTTATATACAAACTCAAGTGGTTCATCATCTCTAAGTGGAGGTAACTACGGTATATCTCAGAACAATGGTGGTAACGCTGTGAAAGTAGCAACAGTATCAGCATACGGTGGTCTAGTAACTGCAGTTCATAATTGTAACAGTGGCGGTGGCGGTAGAGGCGGCGGCGGCGGCGGTAGTGATCCAGGTGGTGGTGGTGGTATAGATCCATAATGGGTTTTCAAGAAGAATACCAGGACACAAGCTTAGAGTTTGATCACGACAAGATAGTATTTTTTGAATCTAGTCGTGGTCGTGTTTGGCAAGTGATGATGCGTTGGGAAACACCTATAATGAACAAAATAGCCGAGCTATGTGTTAATGAAGGTGATCATGTTTTAGAATGTGGTTTTGGCATGGGAATACTGTCAGATGCTATACAAGCAAGAAAACCATCATCACACACGATATGTGAGAACCATAAAGATATAATACCAAGATTAAGGTCTTGGGCTAAAAATAAATCTAATGTTATATTACACGAAGATAAGTGGATAAATGTAAAAGATAGTGAGTATAGTGTAATATTAATAGATACATACGCAGATGATGATTTGCCAAAATTTAAACAGTTTTGTGAAGCTAAAATGAACAAGGGTTTAGTCAGCTGGTGGAATCACTCTGGTAAAGAAAATATGGGTTGGGACGATGTTAAGTTTTATGATGTTAACATTAAACCACCTAAAAACGCATATTATAATAATTCAATTTATAAAATACCAATTAAAGAACTATGATAGATGAAAGTTTAATAACAGAGTATGATGGAAATAACTTTACGATAAGTAAGGAGGACTGGGTTGTCAATACTGACGGTAGTACTCAAGAAGTTTCTGTTATACAATATAAAAATAGAGTAACTGCCGGTGGTGCTGAAAACTGGGAGCCATGCTTGTCTGCATATTTCAACGATTGTGAAGGGTGTAATGCTAATACTTGTTTTGATAATATAACTTATGGTGATGTTTTAGTTATTAGTTTAGGTTTAGGTTCAATACCTGAATATATACAAAGAAATAAAAACTACACAAGTATTGATGTTATTGAAGAAGATCAACAGTTGATTGATCACGTAGATTGGTTACATAATGATATAAATGTAATAAAAGTAGATGATTTTGAAACATATCAAAATTCTAAAAAATACGATTTAATTATAATAGAGTGCTACGGTGACGTAAGTGAATTTAATTCATCTGGCACAATGAGAGTAAACTATACGCCTCAATTAAAAGATGATGATAGTATAATTATTTGTCCATTCATTAATTTAACATATAGAAATGCCTAATACTAGTACCGCCACGGTTACTAGTTTTAATACTAGTACCGCTTTTTCTACAATTACTCAATATTCTACTGCCACAACGTTCAGTACGAGTAGGAATACTAGTGTGACTACAAATAGAGGTACAACTGAAACATCAGCTACTAGTAGAACCACTACTTTCAACACTGATAGAAATACAACTAGAAGTACTAACACAACAACAACAACTTCTTATACTACATACTTTAACACTAGTAGAGAATCTGGTAGAGCAACTGATGAAAATACTAGTAAATCAACTACAACTGCATATACTACTTCTACTGTTTATAATACAACAAAATCTACACTTACATCATATACTACTTCTACTGTTTATAATACAACTAGAGGAACAGATAAGTCTACCATAACTATTTACGGTACCACAACAACGTTTAATACTACTACTGTATTTAACACTACTTATAACACCTCTACTTTAACAGGTAGAAATACAACTTTTAATACTTCTAAAAATACATTAGAACAAAGAAGTACCACTACAATATATTCTACTACAACTACTTTTAATACTAGTACGCTTACTTCTACTAGTAGAGTAACTTCATATGCTACTCAAAGATCTACGTCTAGAACTACAACTATTTCTACGTCTAAAAATACAACCACAACTTTTACAACTACTACTATATATACTACTAGTACAGTATTTTTAACAGAAAAGTCAACTACAACAGCGTTTAACACCAGTACAACTACTGTTACTACGTTTAATACCACTAGATCTACATCTACTAATAGAAATACAACTTATGCTACTAGCAGGAACACAACTGAGTCAAGAAGTACTATAACTATATTTTCTACGCAAACGTATTTTAATACTTCTACTAATACAACTACTGTATTTAATACTACTACTACAACAGTATTTAATACACTAACAACTTTTAACACAACTAGAAGTACTGGAACGTCAAGAAATACTACAATATCTACAGAAAGACAAACTAACACTACTTACGCTACTAATAGAAACACTACTGAGTCAAGAAATACAACGACTACTTACACTACTAGTACTACATTTAATACATCAACATTAACTGTAACTGCTTTTAACACTAGTACAACAACTGTTTTCAGTACAACAACTACATTTAGCACAAGTAGAAATACAACAGAACAAAGAAGCACTACCACTGTATATACAACTACTACTACGTTTAATACAAGTACTCTTACTTCAAAAAATACAACTACTACGTTTAATACAACTAGAAGTACTAATACTACGTATGGAACATTTAGAAACACGTTACAGACTGATCAAATATATAGAAACACAAGTAGATCAACAAATACTATAACTATAACTGCTTATACAACGTCTTTTACAACAAGTTTTTCTACAAGTAAAAATACAACAACGTCTTTCACGACAACTTACAACACAAGTACTAATACAACCACTACGTTTAACACTAGTACAACAACTGTATTTAGTACCACAACAGCTTACAACACTAGTACAACAACAACTAGAGGAACTGCTAAAGATACTACGACTATATATACGACTACGTTTAATACTAGTACACAAACGCAAACAACAACAATAACAGCGTTCAATACATCTACAACGTATACAACTACGTTTAATACTAGTACTACTACAACTTTTAATACAGCTACAGCTACAATAACAGCTTTTAACACAAGTACTGAAACTATTACCACGTTTGCTACTAGCACAACAACGTTAACTGTTTATAACACCACAACAGCAACAAGTAGAACAACTTTGTATAATACTAGTACAAGTACTGTAACTACATTTAATACTAGTACAAATACTATAACTGCTTACAATACAACTACTGCTACAGTTACTACATTTAACACGAGCACGAACACGTCAACCGTATTTAATACTACTACATTGACTACATTTGTAACCTCGACGTCTACAACAACTGTTTACAATACTGTAACTGCAACTGTAACCACTTTTGAAACTAGTACAGATACAGCAACTATTTTTAATACAAGTACTAATACAATAACAACGTTTAATACTAGCACTGTTACAGCTTTTAATACGACTACAGCTACTGTTACTACATTCACAACAACGACTACGTTTAACACTACGTTTAACACTACTAGATCAACTAACACAAACTGGTACGATGGTAGTGGTGATAACTTTGGTCAACTTGGTGACGCACCTTTCACTGGTGGTAGGTAGAAAAGCGTAAAAACGTGTAACTATTATAATACTAATAAATTAAATTTAATTATATGGAAATGTTTAATAAAAAAGAGTTAGACTCAAGAATAGGTCCACTCAAAAAAAGCAAAAGTTTATACGACTTAGAGCAAGTAGAAGGTTACTTCAGAAGACGTTGTGCTGAGATCGGTATTGAATGTGCTTACGATGTTATGGCAGAAGAAATGCCATATTTTAAAACACTCGGTTATACTGAGTATGCTGGTAATTTTTACATACAACCTTTAAATTACAAGTTAAGAAACGAGCAAATGATAGAGTCATGGTATGATAAGGAAGAACTTGGTTACCCAACTGTTGATTATGCTTCTTATCTTATTGACAAGGTTGTTAAAAATGATAGTAATAAATATACAGACAGGGATGATGTTACATCAAAATACGAAGCTAAAGATAATTTAGTTGTTTTACCTGGTTCTAATAAAGTTAGAGAAAATGTATGTTTAAATAAACTAAAGTGGATTAAAAAAGAACATGGAGATAATGTGTACTTTAAGCCACATCCAATAACAACACATCAAATTATTGGTGAGTTAAAAGATTTTTTTGGTGAAGAGTGTATACTACCAAGAAACGCAGATATGTATTACTTTTTACAAAAAGCTAAAAACGTATATACAACACACATAAGTGAAAGTGCTGTTTACGCGGCTGTTTTAGGTAAAGCGATACAACCAATTGATGTTTGGAATAATATACAAAGAGGATCTTTTTATTGTATAAATAATCATGTTTTTAGAAATCAAGTACAAGCAAAAAAGTTTATTAATTTTTGTTTCTCAAGTTACAAGTCAGGTATTATAAATCCTGAAGTTGATAAAAACTGGAAGAAAAAAATAGATGATTATTTAGAGTGGATAATGTTTAAAAGAGAAACGTATAAAAACTGGTACTTAGCATCAGAAGTAAAAAAGAAGTAAAAAGCGTGACAATTGCGTAATAATATAAAAGTAAACTAAAATTAAATAAAATGGCAAAAAAAGCAACAAAAATAACAAAAGACGAATTAAAAAGTATTCAAGATAAAGTAGGTCAAATAAATAACTTACAAATGCAAATAGGTGGGTTAACTGTTCAACAAAGCAAAGCTGTTGAAATGTTAGGAAGCTTGCAAACAGAATTAAATGTAATACAAACTTCATTAGAAAGCAAATACGGTAAAGTATCTGTTAATATTCAAGATGGTAGTTTGAAAGAAATACCTGAAGAAAATGGATCACTTAATTAGAAAAATAAGCATAGGTAAAGACTATAAGAACGATGCCATGCATTATGCTGTTGGTCAAGAAGTGTATGGAGGTCATACTATTGAACATATAATCGAAGAAGAAACTAAGTTTAGTATATTGATAAAGAAAGCGGATGAAGTACTTCCTTGGAAAGACTTTAACAAGAACATGGCAATATCTGTAGAATATAACCTTGAATATTAATGAAGACAGTATTTAATTATATTGTAAAACCATTAAACGAAAAAAGATACCAAAACACACTACCTGTCGGTGACAAAGAGTTAATAGTTAATACTGATAACTTTGACCACAGGTATGTGAATAGGTTTGCTAAAGTTGTTGGAATACCAGCTAATATTGAAACACCAATAAAAAAAGGAGACATTGTTGTAGTACATCACAATGTTTTTAGAAGGTGGAAAGATATGAAAGGTATAGAAAAAAACAGTAAGTCATATTATAAAGATGATATGTGGTTTGTTGAGAACGATCAGATATTTTTATATAAAAGATATTGTTGCTGGGTTGCAAACGATACTTTTTGTTTTGTAAAGCCAATAAAAGCAAAAGATCCATTAAGCGTAGAAAAAACAGAACCTTTAATAGGTTTTATGTCTTATCCTGATAAAAAACTACAAGACGCTGGTATAAAAGCAGGTGATCTAGTAGGTTTTAAACCAAATACTGAATATGAGTTTGTTATAGATGGCGAACTATATTATAGAATATTCAGTAACTCAATTACAATTAAATATGAACATAAAGGAGACGAAGAAGAATATAATCCAAGCTGGGCAAAAGGCAGTTGAGGAATTAATTAAGGTTGCTAAGGAACCTATTGTTGATAGTGATGATGATATATCTGCGGATAGATTAAAAAATGCTGCAGCCACAAAAAAGCTAGCTATATTCGATGCTTTTGAAATATTGACTAGAATACAAGAAGAAGAAGCTATATTAAATGATAAACCTGTAGAAAAGAAAGAAAGCACTTTTAAAGGTTTTGCTGAAAGAAGATCTAGATAATGGCTTACCAACAAGATTTAATAAAGGTTGTTGAACCTATTAAGATAAATACTATAAAAAGGCTTAATAAGAAAAAAGCTTGGCAATACGGTTATAATAAAGAACATGATATTGTTGTAATTAGTAAAACAGGTCAAATAGGTGAGATATATGAAATACAAAACTTTCAAATAGCTTTACCACCAGAACCTAAAAAAGTACATAGGTTTGATAGTGACAAATGGGAGATAACTAATCAACCAAAAGCATTACAAAGAATTAAAACTATATTTGACTGGAGAGAATATCCAGGTGATTTTAAAAATCAGTATGTAGATTATATAGACGAAGAGTTTAAGCGAAGAGAAGAAGGGTTTTGGTATTACAGCAAAGGTGTACCAATTTATATTACCGGTACTCATTATATGTATTTACAATGGAGTAAAATTGATGTAGGTAATCCTGATTTTAGAGAAGCTAATAGGTTGTTTTATATATTTTGGGAAGGTTGCAAAGCAGATAAACGATGCTACGGTATGTGCTATCTTAAAAATAGACGATCTGGTTTTTCGTTTATGGCTTCAGGTGAATTAGTAAACCAAGCTACAATATCAAGTGATGCTAGGTTTGGTATATTATCAAAAACTGGTCCTGACGCAAAGAAGATGTTTACTGACAAGGTTGTACCAATATCAGTTAACTATCCTTTCTTTTTTAAACCGATTCAAGATGGTATGGATCGACCTAAAACAGAATTAGCATATAGAGTGCCAGCTAGTAAGTTAACTAGAAGAAAAATTGAAGCTGGTAGTAATGATAATGACTTACAAGGACTAGATACAACTATTGACTGGAAAAACACTGGTGATAATAGTTATGATGGTGAAAAGCTTAAACTACTAGCACACGATGAAAGTGGTAAATGGGAAAGACCAAACAATATATTAAATAACTGGAGGGTCACAAAAACAACACTACGATTAGGTAGTAGAGTTATTGGTAAGTGTATGATGGGTTCAACATCAAATGCTTTAGATAAAGGCGGTGACAACTTCAAAAAACTTTATAGAGATTCAGATGTCACAAAAAGAAACCGCAATGGACAGACTAGCTCGGGATTATATAGTTTGTTCATACCTATGGAATGGAACTACGAAGGCTTCATTGATTCTTATGGGTTACCTGTATTCGAAACGCCAGACAAAGAAGTATTAGATCCTTTTGGTGATTTTATTGATATAGGTATATTAGAACATTGGCAAAACGAAGTTGAAGGTTTAAAACACGATGGAGATGCTTTAAACGAGTTTTATAGACAATTTCCAAGAACTGAAGAACATGCTTTCAGAGACGAGACACAAAACAGTATATTTAATTTAGCAAGAATATATGAGCAGATAGATTTTAATGAAGAAGCTGGTGCTCAAAACAATATAACTAGAGGTAACTTCCAATGGGTTAACGGTATAAAAGATAGCAAAGTTATGTTTTATCCAGATCCAAAAGGTAGGTTTAA